TTCGTAGAGAAAATACCAACGAAAGAATTCGTTGTACCACCACCGAGCAATATTTCTTTTGTCATCTTAGAGCGGATAGAGGTACGGATGGCGTTCTGTACATAACCAGCGTAATCGGCGTTCGGCAGTTTCAGCATTTCGCGGGAAATTTCGCTGTATGCGGTAATTTTCGATTTCGTCATGGCAGCCTTACCGAACGTTACGTCTGTATCAGATGCCGCAGCCCCTTCAGCCGTATATGCGCCATCAGGGATGTCGATACGATACGGTTCTTCATACGATTCACCACCGTTGAGGTTGACGTGTTTTACACGGTCCACCAGAGCCGATACGGTATTAAATCCTTCGTTGATTGTAGAGCTGTCGAATGTAGGAACGATAATCGTCGGCGTAGACGTCAGGATGGAACGCTTTTCATGCGGGAACAGACCTTCTGCGGCAAAACGGACGACAGTACCGCGCTGTTTGAGGTCGGCACCGCGCTGTTCCATTTCCGCCCGCGCATCCTGTTCACGCTGTTCGTTGGAAACAGGAGCTTTCATAGCTCCAGCCGGAACGTTGGCGCGTTTTTCGGCTTCTTCGTTCACAGCTGCAGTACGGTCATCAACGACCGGTTCCGGCTGTTTGGCGGCACGTTCTTCAGCGGCCTGTACTTCTGCCTGTGCGCTTCTCAGCGTATCAATCTGTTCACGGCATGCCTGGATGTCATGATTAATCGAGCGCAGTTCGTTTACATCTTCCGACGCTTCCGAACGTTTCACAAGCTCTGCCATGCGCTGCTCTAATTCAGTGATTTTCTGTTTAAAGTCCATGTGTATACCCTCCTGCTAAAATACGATTCTTTAATTTATATGCATCACGCAGTTCGCTATCCAGCGATTCATTGGCCCGGCTGTCCAGCCCTGCCCTAGCCCTGGCGCTCTCCAGCGCTTCTCTGGCACTTTCCAGTACCATCTGTTCGGACCGCGCGTTGATGTCGGTATCTTCATAAGCTGGGAATGTAACCGCGCTTATTTCGAACACTTTCGAAATTTTAAGGATGTGCCGTGTCGGCATATCCTGGTCCAGGTCGGTCCAGCGGTCTTCCTGGATACGGAAGCAATAACTCATTCCGTCGATGTCGCCGCGCTGAATAGCAGAATAGAGCTGACGCGCTTCTGGATTATTCTCAGTATCGACGGATGCGGTAAACGCCAGGCCAACGTTATCGATAGTAAGTGTAAGTGTACTGTTCCCGTTGTTATTGCGGCTCCGCGCCAGCGGAATCTTACGGGAGTCGTGATTAACGATAAACGGTACGTCTGTCAGATCACAGTCATCAAATGCTCCCGGCTCAATAATTTCATGGAACCAGTCTCCAATATCCGTCTGCCGGTTATATACAGCGGCATGGCCATCGATAATGTGTTCGCCTGGCTCGCCATCGCCGCCCGAACGGATTTCGGCTCTCAGGTTCTCGATTCCGAACCGGCGCCATTCAGACGCCTTTTTCTTCAGTTCATCAATCTTTGGATTTGCCATCTGGTTTTTCTCCCCCTTTAGTATTCAAATACAACTGATAGCTATCAACAAGATTCTGATTAACGTAATTCAGGCTCTGCAGACGGCGGTCGCCGCCTTCAAATGGAGGCATACCGAACATCGCGCCTATCTGATTCAGCGTCAGAACACCGGTATCATGAGCGATTTTAGCCAGCTCGATTTTCCCATTCGTTGACAGATGGCTCAGCTGATTATAATAACACCGTACCCGATGCCCTACGTCCTGTTCCCGTTGCGTAAACAGCGCCGCGGAGAAGGCCTGTTCGATTTCTATAATGGATTCCTCGACACAGGACTGATAAAACGCATCCTGCTGGTCGCCGGTATAATCACCGGACAGGACCGCCTCAGATATGCCATATTTTTCACGGATATCCGATTTCAGGAAATTAAGCGTTGTTTCCGGGATGACCGGAACGGCATTATTAATCGGCACATATTCGCCAGCCAGGTCCATGGCCACTACGCCGCTTTTTGACTGATGGATATGAGATTCGAAATCTTCCATAGATTTCTGCAGTTTATCGTTGGCAATAACCGTCTTATTGATAAGCACCCCGCGTATCTGCAATGCACTAATGATGCTCTTTGCAACGCCCTGTTTCGCTTCATCAAGCACGGACAGCGTCTGCAGGGTATCCCTGTCGTCGGCAAGACCTAAATCATCGCCACCACAAAGAATCGTGTTCGTACCGCGCCGCCAACAGAGATGGATAAGGTCTCCCAGCGGGACCGTATCCGTTGTCCCGTCATGCCACCAGAATTTGACGTACCATGTACCATCGTCTACCGGGCCCATCTCGACGCTCTGCGGATTCAGTGGGTACATGGCCGTATAATAACGATGCACAGCTCCTTTGTTGTCCGTAATTTCGTACCATTCCGGAAAAATCCAGCAGTGACGAGTCTTCATTTTCAGCCATTGCACACATTCCAGGAAATCCTTGGTAGTCTGCAACGGGTTCGGCCGGAACCGGAACAAACGGGAAATATCATCGTTCTGCGGCTGTACCGCATCATTCGTATCAATGACGGACACGATTTTAATTTTCCCGACTTCTTTCGCTACGCGGTTGATGCAGTTATTCACAAGATCAGACAGGTAGATATCCCTGCCGAATTGTTTCATGACTGCGATATTACCGGTATAGATAGATGTCATGAGCTGATCGTTCCGGTGTTTCTGGTATTTAGTTAGCAGGGTAGAAAAGAATTTCAGCACCGGACGTCACCTCCTGCAGGTTCCGGAATAATCAATTTCTGTTGTTCGTGATATTCTGATTTGAATCGCCCGTAAGCGGCATAAGCAATAATGAATCCCAGCGCCCCGTCAATGCGGTTCTTTGACTGGCCGTATACCTTAACCGGCATCATCTGGCTGAGATTGTTCATTTTAAATGCCGTATTAGACAGGCACCATTTATCAATAGGGTTGTTATTATAGTTCAACGTTTTACGTTTGAGGTCGCTTTCTAACGCGGACATGGGATTCGACAAAGACAGATAATCCATAATGATGCGTTCAAGGACTTCCTCGCCGAAATATTCGCCGATAATTTTTTTAAAGTCTTTGGCATGCCAGTTGTCATATCCGATTTTAAACGGTATGGCGTGATATTGTTCATACAACGACAGGAACCAATCGGCGACCATTCTTGCATCGACTTCCGATCCCGGGCAGATAGTAACGAGTCCCTGACGCGCCCATTCCCGGTAATCACGCTTTTCCGGGTTGAGCGCCTGCTCGCTGTCGGTATCCAGCGCACTTGCCTTGATTTCCGGAATGAAATACATGGACAGTGTTCGTTTCTTCCGCGTCCACGGATCCACGAACAACGCCTTGGCGCTGCACAAATCGGTCGTTTCAGCGAAATCAAGGGAACCGATATAATACTGGCCGTCGATTTCTTCCGGCTCGAACGTCTGTTCATTCTGGATAGTAGCCGTATCAAGCCATGCCGCCGCAACGCTCTGTTTGATATTGAAATCCTTGGCCAGCACGAAAGACCGCGTCTTTCGGTTCGTACGGGCTTCATCTACCATCTGGCGAAGGAAGGACCATTTCTTGATGGTTCCCAGTCCGGGATTCGCTTTATACCAGGACCGTTCGTCCTGGAACACTTCCATCTCGGTATCCTGCTGATATAGGAATATCAGCCATCTGGGCATATCGACGTCGCCTGTCAGCACCTGCCTTGCAAGCCGCAATCGTTCATCAAGATATCCATCTTCTGTAAATCCTTCTGTCGTAATTTCAATATAAAGCGGCTCGTCCTGTGTAGACAATGCCTGACGGATAGGCATGACCAGCGTATTATCCTGCATTTCATGGACTTCATCGACAACGCCGATGGAAATATTCTTCCCTTCCTTAGCGCTCTGACGAGCTGACAGTTTTTTAATGGTCCCTTTATTCTGTCGGCTGAACTTCCCCCGTGCATGCTTCTGTCTCTGATTACCCCAGAATATACCTTTCTGATTCTTATGAGTACACCGCGACAGTTTTGGCGATTCTTCGCGCATGTCGTTCGTGTTTTGGAACAACAGGTCGGCCTGATCAAAATCGTTAGATCCGAACAAAATATTTCCGCCCATTGGGCCGCACACCCATTCAGCTAATGATATCGCTGACGCCAGTGGTGTCTTACCATTTTTCCTGGCTTCTATTAACAGCACATCTTGATATTTCCGTACCCACCGCTTAAGTTCTTCGTCATAAATATGTGGTGCGAAAATCGCCTCAATGATGGCCTTCTGAAATAGTTCCAGTTTAAACGACTTGCCTGCAAACGGCGCCTGTCCATGCCGCAGTTCGTGTTCGATGAATGCAATACGTTTATTCGATGCGTCGTAATCCATGCGCACATCATTGTTATGCATATCATCCATAAGCAGATTTAGCTCTGCCTTAATATATCGCCCGGCAATGATATCTCCCGATTTTATTTTTTCGTAGTATTCCTGTATATAACTCATTCGTACTCGTCAAGTCCAAGGTCTTCATCCTCAACTGACCGGCCAAGGATACCAGCCAGTTTGAAAACGATATTCGCATAATTCGCCCGCACCTTTGGGAGCATCCGGGATACAGGCAGTTCTTTCTGACGCAGAGGATTATTCGGATCTATTTTCACTAGACCAGTTTTATCTACAATTTCATGG